AACCATCCACACGTGGGCTGATTGTATTGGATCAAGTCGATTGAGTCCATATTCTTTTTCTGCCCAATGCCAGAACTGTAGAATACCCTTGGCCCTTGGATGTTTTTTTGTTTTAAAAACAATTTTCCAATCACCTTTAGCTCTAGCGTTATAGCCGCTTTCAACACAAGCTGCAGCTAATAACATACCTCGCAACTCTTCTGGAATATTATAAGCTTGAAAATAAAAATCTTCTACTTCAGCTAACTTTTCTATTATTCCTGTTTCTAAATCTTCTGTCTTTGCATTTTTACAATCATACGCCTCATTAATTAAGTCATTATAATTATAACTTAAATTATTTGTAGCTATGATACTTAAAACTAAATATCCTATCAAACCTTATTCTCCTTATTCTTAATATATGAAAGTTAATAAACTTAAATAGGTTCTCAGTTTAGTTTAACCCAAAACTCCAAAGACGTGATTTTCCTGAACTAAAAGAAAATCACCCTGATCTAAACTTGCCGTTGAAACCATATGATCCTCAACAACCACCAATTTTCCAATATCATCTACACTTACTTTAGTGCAATCGGTAGAAATTTGACTAATTTTATAAACACCAAAAGGATTTGTTTTTACATTATAATCCTCTGGTAGAATAATGGTTGGCGAATCTTGCTCTGTTTGTCGTGGTGCTTCTTCTAAAAGCAAAAAACGATTTCGTGGATTTAAACTCATACTTCCTCCTTTTGTCCAAACTTCTTTTCAATAATGTCAAACATTTCATTTACTGCATCAAGATCAGCAGACTTCTGATACATTCGAAGGGCTTTCACAGCAGACCAAATATCTTCTTTTGTAAGCCAACCGTTCTCAATAAACTCTGTTCGTAACTCTTTCTTTTGCTCTTTGTAGGGTTCCATGGCCTCTTCAAGAGCGATCATAGATTTAAGATAATTAACAATGTATTCTTCTTTTGATTTTTTATTTTCGGTAGTGTCGTCTTGAACGACTTGTAAAATTGCTTGACTCATTTTATCTCCTTAATAACAACTGTAGTCATAGGTTTCCCACCGGCAAGTATCCCAGTAGTAAC